TATTCCTGATAAACAGATTTATTAGATTGTGCTTCTTTTAAGAATAACATTTGATTTTTAGGTACTAAATACTTTTGTTTACGTTCTTTAATCATATATTGAATAAACAAAGAAATGTTATTCTCAACTAATGTCCATGCATTATACCACTCAATCAGCATTCTTAATCTGTTATGAGTTTTATTAAGATCATCAAATCTTCCGCACCAGGCAGCTACAATTTTATCTCCTTCAATAAAGTTTTCTACTTTATCTTCTGTGTAACGTTTGACTTCTGTTCCTGTTTTATAAACATATATAGAACACAATGATTCAGAGGTTGTTGTTTTACCTTCTGATACAGGGTCAATTGATGCAAGGTACATTCCAAATGGAGGCTTTTCTTCAGGTCTTTCCCATACTACAATACTTCCTGTTTTATCTTCTTCATTTAGTTTTATAGGAAATTTTGTAATAGGTGCCTTAGTTGTTTTCTTTACTATAAGCTCACCTTTGTGATTTTCTGATAAATCTATAAGCTCATAAGGATATTCCTTGTCTTCTATTTTTTTCTTTTGATCACCTATAAGAGTAAGAGGGAATTTAGATTCTTCTCTATAGTCAAAAGCTTCTTTGATATTTCTTGGATGCTGAGATATTCTTAATTGATAAAGCTCAGGACGCAGTTGCTTCTTCCATTCAGCAAACTTTATTTCTAAAGATTCTAATGCTTCTTTGACTAAAGAGTTACCAAAATTATCTATATGAGGTGGCATTCCCCATTGTTCAGGAATAAATAAACCTGATTTACCTACAGTACCTTTATCATCTATTAAATCTGTGTCAACTGCATATATAGAATTATCATCAGGATATAAAGTCATTGCTTTTAACGGTTCGCAATCTTTAAGTTTACCTACTGATCCCGCACCTATAAATAAACCAGTTGTTATATCACCTGCTTGCATTGCTGGAAATAAGTATTCTGCTGTTTGATCCATAGTAGGTGCAATACCTGCTTCTTCATAAAAGAATATAGAACAAGGTCCACCTACACCTTTTGTAGGAGATTGTTCAAATGACATACCTGACATTGTTCCTTTTAACCCCACTTCTTTTTTTCTACCACTTTTTGTTACTTCAATTTTTTGTTGCCACAATAAAGTCTTGCTAGGATTCATAGGACGGTACCATGCTGTACTAGAATTAAGAAAAGTTTTATATTCATCTAAGAATTTCCAGGATCCGTTACCGTTTATGTAATCTTTTAATGAAGCTCCTATTTTAAGTACACAACCTTCATCAAACCACATACGGTTAATTAGTTTCGCCATATGAAAATATGAAGAAGCAATCTGCCTTTTCTTTGTAATGCTAGCATGTTTATAATGTATTTCTGCTAACTCTTCATATAAGGCCATATGTAATTGAACATCCCATACTTGAGCAAAATCAAATTTCTTTTTTATCTTATCGTATATTGGTAAGAAATTAATCCAAAAGTAGTAATCCCTTGGCAAAAACCAGGTTTTTCCGTTACTGTGGAATATAGCTCCATTGGTAGATTTTCTTTTTTCAGCGTCCCAGTACTTAATAAAATCTTTAGATCTGAAGGCATCCATACAGTATACGTCACCTTGTTCTCTGAAGAATCTTGCTTGTTCATTAAATATTCTACTTGTATCATCTAAATTATATTTTCCAGGTTCCTTAAAAGTTGATTTAACAAAGTCCCGATATTCTTGCATATCAGTAAACTCTGTTTCCCCCCATGTTCCGTTATCCCATGTAGGAATTATTTTATGAAAATCTAATAACTCCATATTTACATTTGATCATAACCTAATTGCTGACTTCCTCTAACATGTGTTTCTTGTTCAGCTTCTAAATCTTTTGCTACGCCTTTATATGATTGTCTTATTGCATCAAATTCTTTTGCTATTCTAAGTAAAGAATTTATGTTACCATCTCTACCTGCAGTAACTTGAGTAGTTTCCATATACTCTGTTAAATTATCAAGCATTGTCGTAATACCTTTATAAGCTCTAACAGTTGGAGTTTCATATAAAATAATAGCTTTATCTACCGCTTCTATAATTAAATCATGTTCTGTATCTATTTCCCCATCAATATCAAGTAATATAACTTCTTCTCTTAAATCATGCTTTACATTAAAGTATGGGTTTTCTTCTGAAGGACAAGCCATATAAAACACATAAGCATATACTTGTAAATAGTTATCTGGAAAATTATCCATAATAGCTTTTAACCACATGATTTGATGACAGTGTACAGTAGGTTTTACTGTTCTATTTTCTATTTCAAAAAGTCTAATCATTTTTATGCGTCTTTAAATATTTAATTATCTGATTAATTTCTTTTTTCATATATGGTAAGTCATAAGGCACAACTTCTTTTACTAAAGGATCTCCTTGTGCATCAATAGATACAATTGGATAACCATTTTCATCTTCACCATCTTTCTCAAATATGATATGGTGTATTTGAAGTTTACCAGGTTTTAAGTTATGATTATGTTTTAAAATCATATACATGTAAATACTCAGTTGTAAAGCGTAATGCATTAAATTGCAATCTTGAATATTATTTAGAGGAGCTAACATCATCTTATGCTGACCTTCCCAGTTTTTATATGACTCACTTTTAATTTCTTTATTAGTTTTATAATCATATATATTAACTACATCACCTACAACTTCTACTCTATCTGCTTGACCGCATATTTTTGCAGAGTTTAAATAAGCAAGATGCTCTGGATATATACCCGGAACTAATTTTTGATCTGGAGATAACTTAATTGAACCGTCAACCAAAGGTCTAAAAATAGGTAAGTCAATACCATTTCTTCTAATTGTATCACAGGCTATTAATTCAGCTTCTCTTTGATCATGATACCAAGACCCTAATGTAAGTGCTCTATTAGTTTCAGATTCCCATATTTCAATTATTTCTTCTGGTGTTTTACCGTACCATTTAGATCTTTTATTTTTAGAAGACTTTTTAGCAATTTTTTCTTGATCAAAAGGTTCTTTAAACAACTTAATAATACTTGTTACACTAGTCCATTTCTTATCAGGTTCTTCAATACTTTCATAAGTATGTGTGTCTGCACTAAATTTTAGTTTCATAATAATTAGTTTTCAGGTTCATCTAGTTCTAAATCATCTTCTTCTTCTTGAGTTAGTACAGCAAACCATTTAGGATTTTTTGTATCACCACAATCTGATGAGAGAGATCTTACTTTAAAATGTAATTTACATCCGCATGCTCCACAGCAAGGTTGTGTTCCTTTTACTAAACACTTACTTCCTTCACTGTCTAACTGCTCACAGTTCATACATATTTCCCATCTAGCCCTAGCTACATTTTCTACGAATTCATTTTTAACAACAGAGTTTTTTAATCCTTCAAAGATTTTACCTTTATTATCATAAAGTACTTGTAATTTAGCTTTTAGTTTTTGTAGACGACTCATGCTTTTCTTTTAAAAATTTATTTCTTCTTTTTCTTTCTTCATTAATCAAGTTCTGTATATGCATTACTCTTTCAAGTTTTTGCTCAGTTCTTTTTTTAACCCGCATTTGCTTTATAGTATCTGAACTTGTAACTTCTAAATGCTTTGAATATCTAACATATAACTCTTTTAGCTTTTTATTTTTTGCTTTAAAAGTACCCATGTTTTCTACTCTAATTTGAGGAGCTTCTAACTCAGATAATGCTTTTCTTAAACGACTATAGTAAAAACTTACTAAGTCTTCTACTAGTTGTTGATCTATATTTAATAGATCAGCTGTCGGTTGTATATAATGTTTACTGCTCTTTGGTAGCATATACTAACTTAAAATCTAAAACAATGTTACCATCTGTTTGAATACTTAAAGATTTACCTAGTCCTATACGTTTTTTTGCAGTTCCCGTTTTATATACTAATTTATTTTTAACAGCTTTACCTAAAAAATTACGTACTGTCTGAGATGTTTTAAATATCTTTTCGTCTACTGATAAATTAC